AGAGTGTGATAAAGCCCAGAACGGTTACGCTGTAATCCGTTTCCTTCCCGCCCCCGATGGCGAAGATATGCCTTTCGTAAAGATGTACTCCCACGCCTTCCAAGGCAAAGGTGGTTGGTACATTGAGAACAGCCTCACCACTGTCGGACAGAAAGACCCCGTTTCCGAGTACAACTCTGAACTATGGAACAACGGAACCGACGCCGGTAAGGACCAAGCACGTAAGCAAAAGCGTAAGCTAAGCTATATTGCTAATATCATGGTGGTCAAAGACCCCGCCAATCCTCAGAACGAAGGTGGAGTATTCCTCTACAAGTTCGGTAAGAAGATCTTCGATAAGATCATGTCCGCAATGCAACCTGAGTTTGAGGACGAAGAAGCAATCAACCCCTTCGACTTCTGGGAGGGTGCTAGCTTCAAGCTCAAGGCTAAGAACGTTGCTGGCTATAGGAACTATGATTCCTCTGAGTTCGGCAAGGTAGAAGCCCTTCTAGGCGGCGATGACGACGCTCTAGAGGCTCTCTGGAACAAGCAGCATTCACTAGCCGAGCTAGTAGCTGCTGATCAGTTCAAGGAGTATGACGTTCTTAAGAAGCGCCTCAATCAAGTTCTAGGTCTAGGTGCCCCCTCTGCCCGTCCTGCTGTTGAAGAGGACTCTGGTGATGAGGATATTGAAGCACAGATCCGCTCTGCTCGACCCGCGTTTAAGCGTGAGGAAGCTTCTTTCTCTGAGCCTGAAGTAACTGCTTCTGCTCCAGCAGCATCTAGTGATGATGATGACGATGCGATGAGCTTCTTCCAGTCACTAGTTGAGTGATTATATGCCGAGTTCCTTTTCAGTCATGATCTGGAACTCCCATCCCTGATCTAAACAAAATTCTCTAGCCGCCTTCCACTTGGCGGTATTCTGTTCAAACATAGCCTCCGCAATCAAGACGTTCTTTGTACGACGCTTGTATTGTGGGGGCTTTGTTTCTTTTAGGGGTTTTACTTCAATTAGTACCTTCTTTTTCTTTTTGTTTTTATCAATATACTCCATGTAAAAGTCGGGGTAATACTTTGCTGCCCTTTTCTTTACTGGGTTGTAGTATGGTATAGCAATCTCTTCACTTGCCCACTTAATTACATTGGTATTTGTATCGCAATACCTCATCAATTTGCGTTCCCACAAAGACCTATAAACAATCATGTTTGCGTTCCCAATATACTTCTTGGGATTTTCCGGTTTATACACTCCTTTATAGGACATAAATAGAACAGGAACTTCATCTGTATTTAGAGTGCCTGAAGTATTATCACAATCAGATGTTAGGCTGCTTTTTGGTAGACTATCTAGACCAAACTACTATCAAGTACAGTTTGGTGGTCTTTCATCAGCTTTAAGAAACCATTTAGCAGCTAGAGGTGTAGCTTCAAGTTTTATTGCTAATGATATGGGTCTGTTGGCTTACAATGCTTCTTTGCCTGGATCTTCATTAGCAACAGTAGAAAGCTCAAACTATCACGGTGTTGTTGAAAACTTTGCCCATACCAAAATCTATACACCACTAACGCTTTCATTCTATACCGATGATGAGTATAAAGCTCTCAAATTTCTAGAGCATTGGATGGAATATGCTGTAGGTGGTAATAATTTAAATACCAGAAACTATTCCAGTAAGTTCTACTCTTATCGTATGAACTACCCAGATGATCCAGTCAGTGGGTACAAGAGTGATCAAGTTAAAATATATAAGTTTGAGCCTAACATTGAAAGCGTAATGGAGTATTCCTTCATCGGTCTTTACCCAAGTGCGGTAAACTCTGTTGAAGTTTCATATGGACCAAATGATAGCGTAACTAGAGTGACCGCATCATTCAAATATGATAGATTTATTGCCGGTTCAACATACTCCTTGGACTTTTTGAGAGGAAATGGATTTGGTATAAATTCAATCCTAGACACCGCAGAGGATATTATTTCTTCCCCTGGGCAATTTCTTGCCTCCCTAATAAACTAAATACGAATAGGAGGGCAATCATGGCTAATTCACTAAGATATCCAAAGAGTATTATTGGATATGATACTGACCACACTAGAATACAAGTAATAAAGTATACCCCTCCCGGTATCAACAATGGGACGGGTAATGGCTTTAATTTTGCTACAACCTCTAGTAGAAATCAGGCAAATGCTAGGAACATTCTTTCTACAATTTACTTACCAATTCCAACAAATCTAGCAGATACTAATGTTGTTAATTGGGATGATAGTAGTATCAACTCATTGGCTCTAAAGGCTATAAGTAGCTTAGAGGGTGTTATTGATAGTGCGAAATTAGAAGCTCTCCAAAATGATTTTCTAGGAACAGCATCCAATATTGCTGGTAGCGCATCCCAAGCTTTACAAGAGTTTGCTTCTGGTCTTGATGATAATGTTAGAGAACAGTTGAAAACTGCTTTAATTGGGGAAGGAGTTAATGTCTTTGGTGCTAATATTGATCCTCAGCAATTAATTTCTAGGGATACTGGTCAGGTATTGAATCCAAACCTAGAGCTAGTTTTCCGTGGCGTTAAGTTGAGAAACTTCTCCTTTACCTTTGATCTAACGCCAAGATCTCAAGATGAGGGAAATTCTGTCCGCCAAATCATCAATACCTTTAAGAAACACATGGCGGCAAAGTCCTCCGTTGGTTCTAGTGGTAGTTCTGGAATTTTTATTGGTGCGCCAGATATTTTTCAGGTAGCATTTAGAAGAGGGGCTTCCCCACATCCATTCCTATTCACCATGAAGCAATGTGCCCTTGTTGGTATGGATGTTAATTATAATGGAGCAGGTAACTATGTTACATATCCTGACGGCACTCCAGTAAAGATGGCTATGCAGCTTCGCTTTAAAGAGGTTAATCCCATTTACAGTGAGGACTATGATAATGTTGATGGAGTTGGATACTGATGACTTACTTTAGAGAGCTACCAAATGTTCAATATCAGAACTTTTTAAGTGGGGACAGTTCCCAGTCATATATCCTAATGAAAAATATTTTCGTTAGGGGAAAACTACGTGATGATCTCCAAAATATCCTAACGGTATTTGATAAGTATACTATTCAAGAAGGTGAGCGCCCCGATCAAATTGCGGAGAAGCTTTATGGTAGCTCCACATATGATTGGGTTGTAATTGTATGTGCTAATATTATCAACTACCAGAACGACTTACCATTAACATCTCAGCAACTATGGGAATATGTTGTGAACAAATATGGTGAAAAAAATATCAGTGATATAAAATTTTATGAAACAATTGAAGTTAGGGATGAAGATAAGAGGTTGATTTTGCCTGCCGGATTGCGGGTGGATTCTGACTTTACTATTCCAAATCCCGATATCCCTGGTTCTTTCATGACGCCGATTACTGGGATAACTAATTTTGAATACGAAGGTAGAATTAATGATGAGAAGAAAAACATTTACGTTCTCAAAAAATCCTATCTAAGAAGATTTATTAGAGATATGAAAGATATCTCCAAGTATGGTTTTAATTCCGAGTTCGTTGATACTAAGACAATCAAAACTACCAATACTAGAAATCTCAATCCATGAGCAAAAGAAGAAAACGTCCAACTAACAGGATAAGTATCATTCAAAAAAACATGAATGGTGCCGAGTTTGCTGAGGATGTAATGGATGATCTCATCTTAGCCTTGAGAGATACTCAAACTCTTTTGCCCATACCCGGTAAAGTGTATGTCTACTCATACTATGCTGCTAAGGCAGACTTACTGACTGATAGATACCCAATTGTTCAAGTAACTGGTGTATATGACTGGGGTTGGAGTGGTATGAATCTACATATCGGAGAACCTAGAAACTATAATTTTGATAGAAGACCCACTCCAATGTACTTAATTCACCCAAACGAAGTACAAAGTGCTTTGGCTTTACCTTTGATGAGACTATATCAAAACTGACCCACTAAATAATAGTACCCCCACATATTATTTTTATATCATGGCATTACCCAAGATTGCTAAGGTAACACATGAGATTGTCGTGCCCTCAACCGGCAAGAAAATCAAATTTAGACCTTTCCTTGTAAAGGAAGAGAAAATTCTCATCCTAGCTCAAGAGTCTAACAGTCAGGCTGAGATGGCTAGAGCCATCAAAGATGTTATTTCTGCCTGTGTACAGACCCGTGGCTTTGATGTTGAACGTCTAGCAACCTTTGATATTGAATACATCTTCCTAAATATTCGAGGTAAGTCTGTTGGTGAGGACGTAGAAGTTCTAATTACTTGCCCAGACGATGAAGTGACTCAAGTTCCCTTCACAATCTACCTTGATGATATTAAGGTTATTACCAACGATGAACATACAAGAGATATTCGTCTCGACGATGTTCACTCCGTTCGTATGAAGTATCCGACTATGGAAATGGTCATGGGTGCTGATGTTGATGAGGTTAGTGTTGAGCAAAGTCTAGAACTCATTGCTGGTTGTATTGATCAAATTTACACCGAAGAGGAGTCCTGGGCATCTTCTGATTCAACCCCAGAAGAATTGCTTGAATGGGTTAGTGAGCTTGAGCCTAAGCAGTTTAGGGAAATTGAAAAGTTCTTTAACACAATGCCTAAGCTATCACATACAATTACAGTATTGAATCCCAAAACTTCAGTTAAGAGTGATGTTGTTCTTGAGGGGCTAGGATCTTTTTTCGCGTAAGTATGGCTCATGAAAGTCTTGAGTCATACTATAAAACAAACTTTGCTTTAATCCAACACCACAAATGGAGCTTGAGTGATATAGAAAACCTAATCCCATGGGAGAGGGAGATCTACATTACATTACTCAAGCAGTGGATTGAAGAGGAGGAAGACCGTATTAAATCACAACAATAGTAATCTATGGATTTATTCGGAGCTGCTACTAAAGGCGTAGATCCACAAACTGGATCTTATCTATCAAAAGAGCAAAGAATTGCTATGTTCAGAGCCTCCCGAGGTATGGGTGGCGGCAATTCTGGGGGTGGCTCTGGTACGAATAAACGCGCCCGTGTATCAGCTCAGTCTTCCATTGTAGCCGTCAATAAGATGGCTTCGATTACTCAGACACTACAGAGTAATTATCAACAAGCAACTAATAGTGTAGCCGAACAGGTTGCTAGAAATACACAGAGTATTCAAGATTTATACAATACAGTATATCAGCAGAGAAAACAGAAGCTTCTAGCAGAAAAGGAACAGACCAAAGATGCTTTGGCTGCTAGAGAAAAATCTAGGTTTGCCCTTAGGGAAAAACTTGTAGAGGGAATATCCTCAGCACTAGCTGGGTTAGTTTCTCCTATACAGAAAGCCGCTTCTGCTACTTTGAAGCCGGTATTATCTTTTTGGGATAAGCTAAAAAGGGCTCTTCTTGCTCTTGCTGGTGCTTGGATAATCGATAATATTCCCGCTATAAAGAAGTCTTTGGACTTTGCTTTTGATGCGGTTAAAAACTTATTTAATACTATCAAAGAATCCCCGAAATCAATTCGTGGTATTTACAGTATTATTGATAATTTATTTTCTGGCGCATTCAATTTAATAAAGCGTCTGGTAAAGTTCTCCTACAATATAGGTAAGAAAATACTAAAAGCCAGCGCCAATGTTGCTAGAAAAATTGTAACTAGTGTAGGTAATTTTGTACGAAGCTTAGCTGGAAGAATAGGTAAAGCACTGAGTGGACTGTGGGAA